GCCGCATGGCCGACCAGAAGTCTGTTGTGGAGTTCCGCAACAACAGCCGCGACGTGCTGGGCTACTGGCTTGCCGAACGTATCGACCAACTGGCCTTCCTGACTCTGTCGGGCGTGAGCTACGCGATGCGCAACAACGGCGCTCCGCGCGTGGGTTCGGACTTCCCGTTCCTCGAGTTCGCCGCTGACGTGTCGGCCCCCACCAACCTGCGCAAGATGCGCTGGAACGGCACCAGCAAGACGCTGGAAGTCAACGGCGCCACCAGCGCCATCACCACGTCCGACACCCCCATGTGGGAGCTGTTCGTGCAGCTGAAGGCCTACGCGAAGGACCAGTACCTGCGCGGCATCAAGGGCGCAGGCGGCGACGAGGTGTTCCACGCCTTCCTGACCCCTCAGGCGATGGCCAAGCTGAAGCTGGACCCCACCTACATGCTGAACGTGCGCAGCGCCCAGAAGCGTTCCGCCGACAACCCCCTGTTCAGCGGCGGTGATGCGGTCATGATCGACGGCATCGTGTTCCACGAGTACCGCAACGTGTACAACACCTCGGGCGCTGCCAGCGGCTCGAAGTGGGGTAACCTCGGTACCGTGGACGGCTGCCAGATCCTGTTCTGCGGCGCTCAAGCGCTGGCGATGGCCGACATCGGCAACCCCGAGTGGGTGGAAAAGGGCTTCGACTACGAGAACCAGCAAGGCATCTCGACGGGTAAGATCCTCGGCTTCCTGAAGCCGAAGTTCAACTCGATCTATGCCGGCAACACCACGCAGGACTTCGGCGTGATCTCGGTGTACGTCGCCCAGTAATCGGGACCACCCGCAACTCGCAACTTCCTAAGGAGAAATTCCATGGCTCAGAAACTTGCGACTCGCGGTGGTCAGTACCCGATCACCTCCGAGTTCACCTTCGATGTGGCTAACGACACCATGAAGAATACGTCCGGTGTGGACGACAATTTCAAGGTTGTCGGCTCCCACGTGTTCGACGCGATCCTGCTGCCCAACAACGCCATCGTTGTTGGTGGCGAGGTGGTCACCGAGACGGCCGTGAGCGGTTCCACCGCCTACAACGTCTCGGTGGGCGACAGCGGCAGCGCGACCCGCTACCTCGGCGCCACCGACAAGGTGGCTGCCGGCCGCACGGCGCTGGTTCCGACCGGCTTCGTGGGCGGTGGCGAACAGGTCCGCGTGACCGTGGCGCCCACCGTCGCTGATGCGACGGCTGGCAAAATCACCGTGCGCGTGAGCTACATCATCCGCAACCGCGTGAACGAGGTCCAGACCCACTAAACCGGGTCCAGCAGGCGGGGGCTTCGGCCCCCGCTCCTCCATTGCCACCACTGAAGGAGAACCATCATGGCTGAAGCCAAGAGCAAGACCCTGCTCGTCCTGAATCGCAACTACGTCCTGACCACGACCAAGGGCCACTCCGTGGCTTTCGCGAAGGGCGTGCCCACCCACGTACCCCCCGCCATCTATCAAGAGGCGCTGGCCATCGGTGCCATCCCGCCTGACGGCGAAGACCCGCATGTCGAAGACGTGGTCAAGACCGACAACGCCCCGGCCGACCCCGCCGAGCGCGCGCCTCTGATCCTCGCCGCCATCGAAAAGCTGGTCGCCGAGAACGCGCGCGACAACTTCACTGCAGCTGGCAGCCCCACCGTGGGTGCTGTGTCCGAAGCCGTTGGCTTCAAGGTGCAGGCGAAGGAGATCGCCACCGTGTGGCAGCAGTACCACGACAAAGTGGCTGCCGACAAGGCCGCCGAGTAATCGAGGCCTGAGATGACCCCCACCCAGCTCAAGGACCTCTTCCGCAGCGACGTTCGCGACGAAGCCTCCCCGCCCCTCTGGACGGACACGGAGATCTTCGTTTACATGGACGACGCTCAGAAGATGTTCTGCCGTGAAGGTGGGGGCATCGCCGATTCCACATCTGCGATCTGCACCATGCAGGTTGCGGCGGGGGACACGTACATTGACTACAACCCCCGCATCCTCAAGCTCCGCGACTTGCGCCGTGCATCCGATGGCCGCAACGTCAACATCCTCAACTTCGAGGACCTTGGCCACCCCGGCTGGGCGCAGGATGACTACGGTCAGTCCACGTCGTTCGGCACTGGCGGCATCAAGTTCAGCACCAACCCGACAGCCATCACCGGCGTCGTCGTGGGCATGGACGCGAACAAGCTCCGTCTTGTGGCCCCTGCAGTGGCTGACGACACGCTCCGAGCGATCGTCTACCGCATGCCCCTTGAAGACATCACCGCTTCCTCGACCGCCTTCGAAATCGACGCCCAGCATCATCGACACCTGATGAACTGGATGAAGCATCTGGCGCACGAGAAGCAAGACGCGGAGACCTACGATCGCGGCCGCTCTATGGAGTTTCGCGACAAATTTCTGGCGTATTGTGATCAGGCGAAAGCCGAGCGCGAGCGCCGCGAACACAAGTACCGCACCGTCGCCTACGGCGGGCTGTGAGGGAGCCGACATGACAAGCTGGCGTGAGTTTCTTCAGTCGCTGGACCCTACGCAGATTTTCCTGACCGCAGTTGGCAGCGCAGGCGCGGTCCTTCTGTGGATGAAGCGCCGCTACCTCTCCATCGCCGAGTGGCGCCGCATGCGTGAGGCTCGCCGCCTTGCGTTCAACGAGCTGCCAGAGCGCGTTTCGGATTTTGCCAAGCTGCTCGACGGCGTGTCCAAGCAGTCCGAGCGCGCATTGGGCGTTCTTGATTCACACACCAAGACCCTCGACGATCAGAACCGCGTGCTGAGCAACATTTCGGCCATGATCCATGGTGAGATGGAGCTGGACCCAACGCCGCGCTTCATCTGCGACAACGACGGGCGCAACCTCAACGTCAACACCGCCTACGCCCGCCTTGTGGGGTGCGGCCGCGACGAGCTGCTGGGTTTCGGCTACCAGCGCTTCATCCCCAACAACATCAACCCCGGCTACATCGAAGAATTCGATTCTGCGTCTAAGCAGCACCGTTCGTTTGAGCGTTCGCTGCGCATCCTTCGCCCAGACGGCACAGAGGTGCTCGCCAACGTCCGCATCGTCCCCCACCCAGAGAACGAGCCGCCAGCGCACTACTGGGTCGGTGTCGTGATCGCCGCCCGCCGGAGCGCCGATGCCTGACCAACCCAAGCCCGTACCGTCGAAGAAGTTCGGCCCCAAGCTCCTGCTCGGGACCGTCGCGCTCACCGCATTCCTCGCAGTGTGGGAAGGCGGCAAAACCGGCGCGGGCGGCTCGACGGTGTACGCGGACAAGCTCGCGAACGGTATCCCCACGGTGTGCAACGGGCTGACGAGGCACGTCACGTCTACGCCCATCATCGTCGGCGAGAAATGGCCTGCTGAGAAGTGCGAACTCGAGGAGCGCCGTGCGCTTATCTCCATGCAGCTCAAGCTGGAGTCGTGCTTCACCACTCGTCCGCCACAAAGCGTGTTTGACATGGCGAGTTCCCACGCTTGGAACTTCGGCTGGTTCGCCACCTGCGGCAGCCAAGCGATGAAGGCGTGGAATGCCGGTGATTGGGTACTTGGCTGCCGCCGTCTCGCTCTCTCCGACGGTGGGGACCCCGTGTGGTCGTACGTCAGTACCGGCCGCGTGATCAACGGCAAGCCCGAAAAGAAGTTCGTTCGTGGCCTCGCCAACCGGCGCCAAGCCGAATTCAAAGAGTGTGTTAAGGGGCTGCCATGAACCTGACTCTGATCCTTGCCCTGATCCTCGCTGCGATCCTCGGCCTCGGTGGTGCTGGCGCTGCTGGGTATCACAAGGGCAAAGCCGAGGCTGAACGCGTAGCCAAAATCGATATGGAGAAGCATTTGGGTGAAGATCGCGAGGCCGAACGCCTCGCAACCGAGGTCGCTAACCGCCAGAAAGATGAGCTGGCGGCAGCGCAAAACGCGGTATCCGCCGCTTATGAAAAGGGGAAATCTGATGCCGAAGCTACTGCGAAACGTGCTGTTGCTGATCTGCGCGCTGGCAACCTCGTCTTGCGCGAGCGTTGGTCCGCCTGCAAAGCAAGCGATGGTGTGCCCAGCACTGCCGCCGATCCCAGCGAACCTGATGCAGGAACCCACGACCGAAACGAAAGTGCGGGACGAATTGTTCAAGCCGCTGCTCAATGCGACGCCCAAGTGAGGGGGCTCCAAGAGCTTCTGCTACTTGAGCGCAAACAGAATGTGCAACAGCCCCAGCCGGAGGTGGGCGCACATGTCGGTCCGCTTCCCGACTAAAACACCGGCAGCTGAGGCGTACAGGTGGCTCCCCAGTACGGCCTCAGCACTTTATACTCACGTCTGTGACCCAACCGCCCGCATAGTTAGGAGATAGATCATGGCAAACGCACTCTTCGACAAGGCCCGCCAGCGCTTCCTCGAAGGCCAGTTCAACTGGAACACGGATACGATCAAGGCTGTCCTCGTCGACACCGGTACGTACACCGTGAACCTGTCGGCCCACGAGTTCCTGTCGGACATCGGTACCGGCGCCCGCATCGCCACATCTGGTGCCTTCACTGGCAAGGTCACGACCGGCGGCGCCGCCGATGCCAACGACGTCACTTTCACCTCCGTGACCGGCGCGTCGATCGAGGCCATCGTCCTGTACAAGGACACCGGCACCGATTCGACCTCGCCCCTGATCGCGTTCATCGACACGGCCACTGGCCTGCCGATCACGCCGAACGGTGGCGACATCATCGTCACGTGGGACAACGGCGCGAACAAGATCTTCAAGCTCTGATCGCTTTGCGGGTGGTTGGTCTCCCAATGGAGGAATGAAGCATGGCTATCAAGATCTACAAAAGCTCCGACCTAGGCGCACCGTCCCTGTACGGGCAGGTCGGGCAAATGATCACCTTCCTCGACGCCGTTCTCCAGAACGGCTACGGGTCGGTGAACGTCAGCAGCATCACGCGCTCTGGCACCACGGCTACTGTGACGACCGCGACGCCCCACGGGCTGTCGACGGGTGACTCTGCGACGATCGGCGGCGCAGCGCAGGCCGACTACAACATCGACGCAGTGGTGACGGTTCTGACCGCCACCACGTTCACCTACGACGTGGCCAACTCGCCGGCAACCCCTGCGACCGGCACCATCACCGCCAAGCGCTCGCCGGTCGGCTACACGAAAGTGTTCACCGGCACGAACAAGGCCGTGTACCGCTGCAATGACCTCAGCAGCAACCGTCACTACCTCCGCATCCTTGACGACGGCGGTGGCTCCGGCGGCGCGCAGGAGGCGCGCGTCTTTGCGTACGAGACCATGACCGACGTGGACACGGGCACGAACGTGTTCCCCACAGCCGCGCAGAGTACCTACGGCTACCTGTGGCGCAAGTCGAACACGACGGACACGACTCCGAAGACGTGGATCGTCATCTCCGACGGCAAGTTCTTCTATCTCGTGGTGCAGCACGCGAACACGACGCTGTCCATGACGAACTCGGACGCGAACTTCGGCTGCTCGTTTGGCGATGTGATCTCGTACAAGCCCGGTGATGTGTGGGCGACGATGCTCACCGGTAACACCTCGCAGGCGTCGGGGTCTTCGCCCGCGAACGGCATGATGGCCGCGCAGACGTCAATCACGGCGGTGACGGGCTTCGCCTCCAGTCTTGTGCTGGCGCGCAACTACACGGCTGTCGCAGGCGCGCAGTACGTTGGCCTGTACGGCACCGGTTTGTCCGGTACGTGCCTCGGTGCTGCGGCTGCGATCAGCTACCCGCACGCCATCGACAACGGCTTCTACTTGTCTCCGGTGGTCATTACGCAGGCGACACCATCAGTCATCCGTGGCCGCCTCCCCGGCGCATACGAGTGCCCGCATGGCCGCGCGCTGAACAACCTCGACATCATTGAGAACGTGCAGGGCATGTCTGGCCGCAAGTTCATGTGCCTGTACGGCAGCAGCGGCTCGTCAAACGGCTGTCTGATGATCGACATTACTGGCCCTTGGGATAGCTGATCATGGCGGCGCACCGTTACTGGCGTCTGCTCATCAGCGACACGAACGGTGGCGGCACCAACAGCGCTGTCATCGGGGAGCTGATCCTCGCAACTACTGCGGGTGGTGCAAGTGTCGCCACCGGAGGCACTGCGTCCGCCAGTGACGTCTTCGCTGGCTCCTCGGCCGCCAATGCATTCGACGGTATCCAGTCGTCGTCCAACGCGTGGCGCTCGTTGACGCGCACGTTTGATTCGGGCCCCACGCAGTGGATTCAGTATGACTTCGGCGGCACACCGCGCGACATTGTCGAGATGCGGATCTACTTCCCCGCCGCCGGCACGTTTGCGCTCACGCTTGCACCGAAGAACTTCGCCCTGTACTGGAGCGACGACAACAATACGTGGACGCGTCAGCGTGCGTGGAGCGAGCAGACCTTCACGGCTGGCGGCACGAACACGTATGACACCACTGCGGTGCCGTCGGGCTCGATCACCAACCGCCGCATCCTCGGGGTCAGCACGTACCGCAACATCGTCGCAGCGCTGCCGCAGACGTTCTTCGCCTCGTTGGTCCGCACTTCGGGCGGCCTTGCTCGCTACCGCAACTGGACGCGTCCTTTGTCCACCACGCCGTACTCCGGCAAGCTGCGCATCGCCGGCTCGACCACGGTGCTGGGGCTGCCCAAGGCCCGGCGTGTAGACCTGCTCGACCAGAAGTCGGGCCTCATCGTGGATCGCCGCAACACCGGCCCTGACGGTGTGTTTGCCTTCGAACAACTCGCAGACGGTGTGTACGCGCTCGTCGGCGTCGACAATTCGGCTGAGCAGAACAGCGTCATCTATGCGCATGTAACCCCAGTACCTTAAGGAGGGCGTGATGGCATACACCCCTCCGGGTGGTGGCTCCGTAGGACTTGATTTCGTAGGTCCTGCGCTTCCGCCCAGCGGCGGTGACGTCAACCTTGAGTTCGACGTCGTCAATGCGAAGGCCAAGCAGGTCGGTGGCTGGCAGTCGTCGGCCGTTGCCGCCCCCTCGATCCGCAACAAAGCTCGTGTGCTCAAGGCGAGCGGAACGGACACGTCCGTGTTCGGGCTGGCGGACATTCAGCGCGATGTCCCGCACATCTACCCCGCGTCGATCGACCCACCAACCGACGCGGTCCCTTCGCCTGAATACGTCCGTTGGCGCCGGTTCCTTGCCGTCGACGGCATCCCCGCGCCGGCGGAGTCGTTCTACTCCGTCACTCGTGTGCGCCTGTTGGGTGGCTACAACCCGCCGCCCGGTAGTAGCGTCATCCTGAACTGGACTGGCGACCCATATTCGGTGCCGCCCGGCGGCAACGTCGTTCTTGAATTCGGCGCGCTCGGCTCTGGCTACATCCTCGGCGTTACTCTCGGCCAGCTCACTGGGTTCGGTGCAGCCACGCTGACGCAGCCTGAGGGCATCCGCCCGACCGGTATCGGCTCCACTGCTGCGTTCGGCACTCCGACCCTCACGTCTGGCACGCAGGCCATCAGCCTGTCGGGCTTCAGCATCGCCCCGGGCGGCTTCGGCACGGCGGTTCTAAGCAAGCAGGCGCTCGGCATCTTCACAACTGGCATCGCCCCGACGAGCGCCGTCGGCACGCCGTTCATCGCGTACCGCATCCGCTATCTGAGCCCCGGCGGCATCGCCCCCGTGGGCTTCGGTGCGACGGTCATCCAGAACTGGATTCGCTACCTGACGCCAACCGGCGCTGATCAGAGCGGCTACGGCACGGCGGTGATCACGCGCGGCGTTCGCTCGCTCGCTCCGACTGGCATCAACTCGGCGCTGTACGGCACGCCGTCGGTCGACAACAAGACCCGCTACTACAACCTGCTGGGCTGGACCTCGTCGATCGTCGCCACCGGCGCGCGGGTGTGGGACGGCAAACAGTACGCCACCAACGTCACGTTGGGCGACGGCATGTTCGTGCCCGCCCCGATCGTGTCTGAGCCTAGCGGGCCGCCAGACGACACGCAGACCATCGAGCTGTCCGGGCAGGGCATGCCGATTCCAGACAACCAAGTCTGGCCTCTGCACAAGATCGAGAACCGCAACAAGCAGGCGTTCCCAGAGGGGTTCACCAGCTACGGTCTCGGCGCGCCCCGCGTCGACCAGACGATCTACCTGACCATCCGCCCGCTGGGCGCCGACTGGTCTGTGTTCGGCACGCCCTTCGTCGACCAGACGATCAAGAAGCTCTACCCCGAGGGCTTCACGAGCCAGTTCGTACCTGCGTCGCACCAGATCTACAACTACCGCATCGACGTGGTCGCGGGCGGGCTCAACAGCTACGTCTCTGGCGCTCACACTGTGCTTCGCGGCACTGCTCGCCCGATCGTGCCCGGTATCGCCCCAACGAGCGTGGTGCCCACCGGCCTGCGTGTCGAGTATCGGATTCGTGCCGTCGCTCCTGCCGGCTTCATCGCTACGCAGTGGGGCACTGCGCTGCTGCAGAACCGCAACGTCTGGGCCTACCCCGGCGGCATCGCGCCGCCCTCGCAGTCCGCTCCCAGCAACGGTGATCGTCAGATCCCCAACCCGTGGATCAGCTACCGCGTGCGCTCGCTCACTGGCGCGGGAAACATCAACACCCACGCGGTGCCGAACACGCACATCGTCACGCAGTGGATTCAGTACGTTGATCTTGCAGCACGCGGCATCGCCCCCGGCCTCGTCGGCACCGGTGGGGACATCCAACCCCGCCACCGCGAGATCTTCCCGACGTTCATCCTCGGGCCGTACTGGGGTGTCACGACGGTTAAGCGCCGTATCTTCGTCGAGCCTGTAGGCTGGGACTCGTCGTTCCTCAGCGAGAACGCTGAGCTGCTGATCAACACGCGCCGGGTCTACTACTACACCGGCGAGGCAGATCAGGCCGAGTACGGCAACGCCACGATCTTCAACTGGCGCCAAGACATCAACCTGCACAACAACGGGTGGTATGACACGCAGTGGAACTTCCCTGTCGTCTACAACCTGAAGCGCGAGATCGTCGTCGCCCCGTTCGCAGAGAACGTCAACCCAGACCAGTGGCCGAACTACTTCCCGTTCGTCGACAACAAGGACCGGGTGCTGGGTGCGTTCGGCCACATCTCTTCGCGCGTCGGCGTCAGCACGTGGATTCGCAACAATGCTGCTCCTGTCCTGCCGGAAGGCACGGACATGACGCTGTGGGGCGCGGGCACGTTCATCGCCCATCGCAACCGCACCGTGCAGGCGCAGGGCTGGGATTCGTTCTACAACGAGCGCTACACCGTCGTCTGGAACAAGGCCGATGTGCTCGGCCCTGCGGGCATTGGTGACACGTCTGCGTTCGGCCGCCCCAACCCCGTCGCCAACCTGAACCGCGAGATCAAGCAGCACAGCGGTTGGGTTGGTCCGGTCTGGGGCGTGCCGTTCATCGCCTTCGCACGCCGTTTCGTCACCCCCGGGCTGTTCTACGACGTGCCGGCCTCCTTCCCAGAGGTGCGTCACAACCCGTTCCCGATCACGCCTGTGGGCATTCCGTGGCAGGGTCAGGTTGGCGGTCACGACGCGATGATCTTCCGCCGTGAGGCGTTCCCCAAGTCGGTGAACGTCCACAGCGTGGAATGGGTTGGCGAGCCGATCGTCCACAACCGCAACCAGACGGTGGCGCCGTACGCCTACGACCAGAGCCTGTTTGGCCGTCCGGACATCCAGAATCTGGTCCGCTACATCGCCCCCGAGTGGGTCAACCCGGACTACTTCACCCCTCCGCTGATCAGCTACCGCACGCGGACGGTGAACCCAACGCCGATCACGGTCCCGGTGTTCTCGGTGATCCACCGCATCCGCAAGGACTCGCCCGACCCGCCGTCGCAGCAGCGCATCACGATGAACGACGCCAACGGCGATGGGGAAGAGATTGACGGCCTCGGCATTCCGCCGCCCGGCATGCCTACGCCCGCCGTGAAGCTGGCGACGATCTACCCCGAGGGGATCGACGAGGCGGCGAAGTTCGGGACTCACAAGGTCCGCACGAACAGCATCGTCCCTTTGGCCATTTTTGAAGATGGCCTGCTCGGCGTCCCGACGCTGATCTACACCCAGATCGTGAGCGCCGTGGGCTGGAAGAACACGGTCGTGGTCTCGAACGGCATCCGCATGACGCCGTGGAACATCTACGCACCGCGTGGCGATCAGATGCCGCAGGGGTACACGCCGGCGAACAGCCTCGCCCATGTCATCCGCTCCGAAGCAGTGTTCGGTTCGCCCACTGTGACGAACCAGCATCGCGCCGTCGGGCCGGTGCCGGCGCGCGGTAACGACCCGACCAACGGCTTCGACTACTACCCCAAGTGGGGGTCGGCCACGTTCACGCTGCGCCGCCAGTACGTGGCGCCCAATGGCATCCGTTCGCTGCGCTTCGGCCAGATCATCTTCCTGAACGTGCCGCAGTACGTGAATCTGGACGACGAGACGAACCACCAAGGCATCGCTCCCAGCACGCAATGGGGGGCGAACGCGATCGGGTATCCGCCCGTACAGCCGTCGCTGCACCGTCCGGTGTATCCGGTTGGGTTCAGCGCGACCTTGTGGGGCACGCACCGCGTCGAGCTGTTGCACCGCACGATCACGGTAAGCGGCATCCCGCACCGTGGTAACCCGGAGTCCCCGCCGCCGTACAACACCAGCCCGTGGGGCGTCGCGCTGGTGGGCTACCCGCGCACCTACGTCATCGGCATGGGTGTGCAGACGCTGTGGGGCAACAACCTGATCGAGTTCAAGAACCGCCCGGTGTATCCGGTGGGGTGGAACAACTGCTCGCTGGAGGACGGCAACTTTGACGACTACCGCTTCCCGATGAAGGTGATCCGGAAAAACCCGCTCGTTCGCCCCGCTTCCATGGGCGATGTGACAGTTTTCGGCACCTGCACCGTGTCCCAACGCGTTCGGACGGTGTACTCTCGCGGTGTCGACAGCTACAATAGCGGCAGTCACTCTGTCAAGGCGTCCAGCACAATCGGCGCGCAAGGCTGGGAAAGCCTGCTAATCGGCGACATTGATCGCTGGGAGGCCGGCAAGATCAAGGCTCATGGCGACGACATGAGCGAGGTCGGAATCCCCCGCCTGCTTCATCCGCTCCGTGCTTCGGGCTTCGACAGCGGTGTGGTGGCAGCCTCGCGCATCGCGCCGGTCTTGTCGCCGATCGGGATTCCGAACATCGCCTTCGACGGGCCGAGCGTGACGAACCCCTTCGGCTGCACGAACCGTGTGGTGAGTCCGCTGCCGATCTTGTCTAACCAGACCGTGCCTTCACCGGTCGTTGCTTGAGGTAACGATGAGCGCAACCCGCCCGTACCCACTGCCAGCCGCAGGGATCGACTCCCTGAGCAACGAGACCGCCCTCTTGAAGGGGGCGGTCCGCGAAGCTGTCAACGTGGACATTGGCCGGGCCGGTCGTTTCAAGCGCCGTGTCGGTCAGACCCTTCGTCTCTCAGGCTCGGACTATCACAGCATCTGGGGGGCTCAGCAGCGCGGCACCATGCTCGTCGGCAAAGGCAACCAGCTGCTGCGCCTGAACGATGATCTCAGCACCACGGCCCTCGCTGCTCTGAACTCTGCTGATCCACTCGCATACACCGAGTACAACGGCAACGTCTACTGGACGAACAAGACGACGATCGGATGGCTGCCGGCAGATGCCGCCACAGCGCGTCCCGTTGGAGTACCTGTACCGGAAATCGTCCCGACTCTGTCTGCTGGCAGTGGTGCGCTGCTCCCGGGCAAGTACGCCGTGATCCTCACCTACCTCGACGATCGCCGCGAAGAAGGCGGCGCCACCCCTGTTCAGATCATCGACCTGCCGAGCGGTGGTGGTATCACCCTGACGGGGCTGCCGATACGTGCAGGCTGGGCGTTCCGCGTCTACATCACTGATCCGGACGGCTCCAAATTCCATCGCAGCGAAGAGCTGCCCGCCGTGTTTCCCAGCTACACGATCACGCAGACGGCGCAAGGCGGCGACTGCGACACGCAGTTCCTGACCCCGATGCCTCCGGGCGAGTTCATCACGTGGCTCGCCGGCCGTCTGTACACGGCCAAGCTGGGCACGCTCTACTTCAGCGAGGCCATGCGCCCGCATTTGAACAACCCGGCGCATGGGTTCATTCAGTTCAGTGGCTTCATCTCGTTCGTCGAGGCAGTGACCGACGGTCTGTACGTCGGCGACTCTCGCGGCGTCTGGTTCCTGTCCGGGACCGACCCGACGAAGTTCGAGATGAAGCTGGTCAGCCCACACCGTGCGGTGCGCCGCAGCGGCGTGAAGGTTGGCCCGGGGCACTTCCCCGACAAGCAAGTTCCTTCCCCCAACCCTGTTGCTGTGTGGCTCAGCACCTCGGGCTACGTCGTTGGGATGGATGGTGGCGCGACGGTGGAGCTTCAGCCCGAGCGTGTGAAGGTGCCGGCAGGGCTCGTGGGTCGGACCGCGTTCCTGCTCCGGAAGGGTATGAAGCAGGTTGTCACTCCTGTAAACTCCACGTCTACGGTGGCTTTCGGTACCGCTGTCGATTCGGTAATAGCATGAGCGACTTCTTTGCTGGCAAGTTCTACCCGCCCAATCCAAACAGCCGTGTTTGGAAGGGCGGTCGTTTCGTAGACGGCGTCACGGCAACCGGCGTTGCACCTGCTGCTCAGGGTGTGATTGGGGTGTCGGACGTAACTGGGTTGGAAGCAGCGTTGAGCGATAAGAGCGATGTCGGACATCAGCACTCGGTCTTGGACGTGTATCCGATTCCGCTCGTGTCTTCGGACGACATTGACGGTGGAACTTTCTTCTAAGGAATCAGCATGGCTCGCATTCAGCTCAAACGTGGCCTGAAGGCCAACCTCCCTACGTCCGGCATGCTTGCCGGCGAAGTAATGGTCACTACCGACCGTGGCACCGCGCACGTGGCGACCGACGCGACCACCAAGCTGCCGGTCGTTCCGGCCATCGACGACCTCACGACCTTGGCGTCGGTGAACGGCGCCGCTGACTTGATCTTGATCCACGACGCGGACGGTGTCGGCCAGAAGGAAAAGAAGATCACCTTCGACGCGTTCAAGACCGCCTTGAACATCCCTGCCGCCTCCACCGACGAGAAGGTGGCCGTTGTCACTGGTGGCACCTCCGGGTACATCTGGGGTACAGACGGTACGAACGGCGTTCTCCGGCTCAACGCGTCCCTGCAGTGGACCAAGGATGCGGGCAACGCCTTCGTCACGCTCGCCGTCGGCGACGTTGACTGCGGTACGTTCTGATGCCAACCATCCGACACGCTCGTGGCACACGCGCGGCGCTGAATGCGCTGGCGTCCAACAGCCTGCTCGTCCCGTGGCAGCTGTACGTTATATCGGACGAAAGCCGCGTGGCGGTGGCCACATCCACATCTACATACCAAACCTTTGCGAAAGAGGGCGAAGGCGGTGGCGGTGGCGGCACCACGTATGAGTTTGCCCTCGCAGGGCTCGGGGGGTTCTGATGATCTACTTGAAGAACGGGCACTCGATCACGATTGGCAACGCGGGGGCGCTCGCCTCCCGCACGCACGTTTCTTATGCGGACGTTTCCGGGGCTACGCTGGACGGCTCGAGCGCCATCGTGACTTCGTCCGCCACGACGTATAACGTAGCGACCTATGCTGCGGCTGGAACCCGCAACGTCCGGCTCGTCACTGTGTCGAACGACGGCGCTTCGGCCGGGGTCTTCACCATCTCCCACAACACCGGCGCAACCACCGCCCCGATCGCAAAAGCACTGCTGCAGCCCGGGCAAGTGCTGGTTTACAGCGAGAACGGCGGCGTTCAGGTGTCGTCTGCTGAAAGCAGCACCCTCGCTACGCTGACGCTTCCAGATACGCCCAGCCCGACTGTTCCCAGCGATGGTTACGGGACGATTTTCATCAAGAAGATCGGTGGGCGCATCATGGCCGCGCAGATCGGCCCGTCGGGTCTGGACACTACGTTGCAAGCCAACCTCGGCGGCAATAAGGTGGCCATGTGGATGCCGCCCGGTGGTTCAACCACAGTACCGGGTATCTTCGGTATGGCTGCGTTGACGGCCACCGGCACGGCAACTGCGCGTACGGTGGCCACTACCAACCTGCTGTCGCGCATGACTCGTCTGGGGTACGTGTCCGCCGCCACCGCAGGCGCTTTGGCTGGGGCACGCGAGGCGGTGGCCAAGTTCACGACTGGTGCCGGTCCCGGGCTTGGCGGTTTTTTCGCGCGCTACCGCTTCGGTGTCAGTGACCCCGCCGTTGTAGCCGGCGCACGCATGTTCATCGGGCTGGATGCGGCTACCGCTGCGCCGACGAACGTCGAACCGTCCACAAAAGTGAACTGCATTGGTGTTGCCCAGATCTCGACATCCAGCAACCTGAATATCGTCTACGGCAACGCCACGGCAAAGACGCCGATTGATCTCGGCGCCAATTTCCCGGCCAACACCGCCGCTGACGCTTACGAACTGAATTTGTTCTCACCCCCGGCTGGCGGCGTCCATTGGCAGGTTCGTCGGCTCAACACTGTGTTTGAAGCGTCAGGGTTTGTGTCGTCGACGGAGGCCCCAAGCGCCACAACTTTGCTGTGCCACCAACTCTGGCGCTGCAATAACGCCACCGCTCTTGCGGTGGGTCTTGATGTGTGCGGCATTTACATCGAAACGGACCATTGAAGCAACGCTCGCTGTACACTGGCGCCTTTGGCGATACCACAGCCCTCCGACTCGGTCTTTGAAAGGAAAACCATCGTGAAAAACGCTCTTCAAAAGCACGCCGGCGAATTCGCCAAGGCGCTCGCTGCCAACCAGTACGAACGCACCGGCGATGAGCGCGGTCTGTACTTTCCCAAGGCCAAGGCCTTCATCTCTGGTCTGTACGTCCACGACGTCAACGGCCAAGACGAGCGCCAAGATCCGAACCTGTTGCCTGACGAAGGCCTGATGTACCTGCTCACCGTGGGCCTGTACAACGGCACCAAGCTGCCCACGTGGAACCTCGCGCTGTACGCCGCGAACTACACCCCGCTGGCCAATCTGACGGCTGCTTCGTTCCCGGCCACGGCGAGTGAAATCACGTCGAACACCGAGGGCTACACCGAGTCGACCCGTCCTGTGTGGACCCCGTCGGCCCCGTCGACCAACATGATCGACAACCTCGCAAACAAGGCTGCGTTCACCATCGCCACGGCTTCGAGCCTGACGGTGAACGGTGCAGCGCTGCTGAGCGAATCGACCAAGGGCGCTGTGACCGGCAAGCTGGTCTCGGCTACCAAGTTCGCCGCCGCCCGCACGCTGTACAACACCGACGTGTTCAACCTCGCGTACCGCGTGCAGCTGACCTCGAGCTAAGCGACGATGGCCTCCTATGATGGGGCCCCGTCGATCCGTCTGGAGGGTGATGAGAAACGTGCGCTTGCCCTCATTCCCGAGGGCAAGCTGCTGCTCAGCAAAGCACAGGCGTTCACGAAGCGGGCCGAAATCCCCACGTACTCGATGAGCCGTCGCGTCAGCGATGACGAGTACATCTACGTGCTTGTTGCGGGTGACCAGAACATCATCCAGATCAGCGCGGGGGTGAAGTATCCCGGCTTGGTTCACGAGGAGCCCGAAGTTCCGGAGTCCCCCGTCTTCCCCGACTTCCTGTCCGGTCTCGTGTTCAACGGGATCATGGACACGCGCGAGGAAACCAAGGCCGACGGTTCCAAGGTCTCGTACAAGGTGATCCGCCAGTGGGCGCCGACGCCCAACTGTGCCAAGATCCAAGACATCAACACTGGCCGCCAGCCATCGCGCCGCCTCGCTGTTCGCCCGCACAACACGATGTCGGACTGGAACAACAAGTTCGGCACGATTGAGTACAGCCAGAACGTCGTGCCCCGCACGTCGGAGTGGTCCGGTACCATGAAGAAGGTCGTGCAGATCGTCTTCGGCCTCGGTCGCATCAACAAGAACAAGCTGCGCGACCCGAACGAGCCCAACAAGTCGACCCAGTACATGAAGGACGTGGACCAGAACGGCGTACAGGTCCAGTACGACTACAAGTTCATGCGCACCCACGGCATCTACAAAGGGCCCGACAACACGCTGTGGCTCGTGGAGATCAGCTCGAACAAGGGTGTGATTGCCATGCCCCTGCCGATCTTCCCCGGTTCTGACAAGCCCGGGTTCGCCCTGCGCGCGCAGCAGCGTGGTGATACGGCCATGGAGAAGGCCCTCGACGAGCTTGGCTGCCTGCCCACTGGTGAGGGGTTCCCCACCGGCAAGGCGTTTCAGGAAAAGCTGGCCAAGGGCGATATCCTCCAGCTGATGGCGCCCGCAGAGCTGCAGGAGTTCTACCGCCTGTCGGCGTACAGCTCCGTGTGCGGCTGGGCATTCAACGAGAAAGGCAGCGAAGCACACAACGTCGGCTACACATGGCCAGAAGAAGACGTGTTTCAGGTTGGTTACTGGTATCAGATCAACATCAAGATCGGCGCTGTGAACAAGGATCGTGAGCCCGGACAGCCGATTGCGTCCGGCAACGCGGTTCTGCGCAAACAGTCCGAGGGCTACCTATATTCGCCGCCGGTAAAGAATAGTTTCATCCCGGTCAAATACTACGAACCGCTGCTCCCCGGTCTGCTGAGCCACAGCGCCAAGCAAACTGGCCCCAGCCAATTTACTGTGGGCTGCAACACGGTTGTGTTCGTGGCGTTCATGAACGGCGATCTGAAGGTCGCGCGGTACTTCAAGGCCGGAGAGGCTGAGAGTCACGGTGAGATCACAGATGATCGCTGGGGCGAGGAGTGTCTGCTCGAAGGATCTTGGTCGTGGAAAACGACGACCGGCTCCCGCTCGCTGCCGGCCATGCCGTACACGAACGACATCGATCCACGCACCATTCTTGAAGAGCACGTGTCCGAAGGTACGCTGACATCAAATACGTTGGGGTTTGACCCACCAATGTACAGCGACTTCTTGGAAGCCCCTGAGGCGTGCGTCGTCTGGCGCCAGAAAGTATGGAAGCAGGTCACTGTGCAGGAAGAACGCGGTGGTGAGAGCCGCAGCGCGTGCT